CACAGGAACTGGCCCTTTTGGCCAAGTAGAATAGGTAAGGTTAGTAACCGCTTTTCCAGTTTCTCTAAAATGCTTAAAATCGAGAAAATATAAAAGCTTAAATAACTTTGTTTTGCCGCAATACTTTGTTTTTTTTAGAAAGTATATGATTGCATCAATTAGCTTTTCCCTGCCATGCTCAATAATCATAACTAAAGTATATACCTCCTTTTTAAAAAATATCAAATTTTTGTTCATTCATATTAGGCTAACCACGATAATTAATATACTTTTTATGACGGACACATTTACTTTATTTTCACAAGCACAATCACCATCATGATATAAGCCATCAAATCCATTCTTTTCTAAATAGTCAGTTACAATAGCAATTACATCCATCTTGAACATCCTTTTTAAATAAAGTTAAAATATTTACCTAACCAATATTGAAAAAACCAAGCTAATGGTGACATTTCTTTGAATGGCTGATTCCATTCTTTTTTATTAATTTTTCTACAGTCGCTATTGTGTCATGGATAGCACCACCGTGGCTCATTAATAATACTTGTTCTATACTAAAACCTCTTTTATTTCCCATAACATTTGAATGATACCCGAAAGTTATCACTATTCCATCTTCATTCAAAATAGGAATAAGTTTATCTTTTAAAATATTAAATGGGCTCATAACTTGTCCTTCATACATTTCCATGCTTTTTCTATAACTATAAGGAGGATCTAACAATATTGTATTAAACCTTTTGCCATCCCATTTTTCAACAAATTCTAAAGCATCATAATGAAAATCTGCAACCATATCTTTTCTTATATCATTTCTTATTTCCTCAATATTCAATTTAATCATTCCAGAAAATAAATTTAATACAAGGGGGACAGAAACCTCTTCCACCCATTGTTTAATTTTTTTGCTTTTAAAAGTATATTTATTTAATGGTGTTTTTAAATATGTAAATTTCATTTTGCATCAGGGATAATAAAAAAATCACCCTTAGCATGAGCATGTAAAAAAATCTCTGTTGGTTGCGTAAAACTCTTTACCCACTTAACAGGAACACGATGTTTGGCAGCAAACAATTTTTCTATAAATGGAACTGGCAAAACCAATGCCAACAAAGATAAAATTATTGATTTAATTGCAAAACGTCTGGTCATTTATTCTCCTTTTTCCTCAGCATAAAGCTCTAAAATTTCTCTTTCTTCTTCAAGAGAACTTGCAGAAGGTATGCCAGGCATCTCTCCGCAAGATTGCAATTGGTAGTCGTTTATTAAACCTGAAGCAAAATTTAGCTTTCCACTTGATTCAAGATGACATATTAAAATTCTTTCTACTTCTGTTTTTGTAAATTTAAAATAATGACGTCTTGTTTTACTGGGTTCTATTTTTTCATGCTTCATTTTATTCTCCTGTTGTTCCTGCTTTCCCAAAAAATAAATTCAATAAAAACACCACAAATAAAAATATTACTATTGCCATAAAATATTTCATTTTATTTTCCTTTTTAATATATTATCTTCCTGCCATTGTAACTTATGAAGTATATCTTCTATAATTTTTAACAAAACATCTTTTTTTTGATTGGCATTACATAGGGTAGTTATTTTCTTTCTATAATATTCTACGATTTCAGTTACTCGCACAGTATGGCTTGGGACACTCAACTCAATACCATTGAATATAAAATAAACATTAGAATTTAATCTGGAAGCTAACTCAATAGCTTCTTTTGCCGCTTCTTGAATTGTAGTTCCCATATAAAATTCTACATTAATCTTTGTTATCTTCATTTATTCTCCTTTTGTGGATAATAGTAAATATCTACAGTGAAATTTCCTTCGCTGAAATCCCATTTATTATCTGGAATAACTAAAAAATCATCAGAATGAGAATGAAGCAAGAGTTCTGTAGGTGGAGTAAAATTTTTGACCCGTATAGTAGAGTCATAAGGCTTGACCCTAAATATATTTTCTAATTTGCTTAAAAAAGGAACTGGCAAAATTAGAGCCAACAGAGACAAGACAATTGATTTGATTACAAAACGTCTGTTCATTTATCTTCTCCTTTATATATTTTCTTCCATTGGTGTGTTTTCTTCACTGAAAGTTTAATTGCACCCTGAGTAGTAGCAATCTCGGATTCTTTCTCACAAATACAACTATAATTTATTTTCATAAAATTTCCCTCCCTAATCACAATAATTACATCCGCAATTTTTTAAATCCAATTCTTTTTCTAATTTTTCTACCAAAGCTTCAAGTTCTTGGATTCTTTTATCTCTTCTTTCTACGCAACCCATAAGCTCTTTGCAGTTAGAGCATAGAATAGATTTCTCAACGACTTCCATTGATTCATAGGAATTTTTATTATTCATATATATCTCCTTGTCGCCACTCCTGCTTTTTAAGCATTATAAGATTCTCCAGCTTTTTGCCAAACTCCACCACACTCACAATTTCCACCTACATTGCAATTAGGAACATCTTCACGCTCATTACCACAACTTTCGCACCTATAAATAATCATTAAGTTTAAGTCTCTATCTCTACAAGCATCTTCATAGTTTTGGTACTCTCTCATATCTTCTCCTTTTAGAAAGAAGTGAGAAGGGCTACTGCTGGCTTTGTTCCTCCATATTTCACCCTCCCCACTCTCGATGCCCCCTGCCGTTAACGAAAGCCTGACCACTATGGTTGAATATTCAGACTCTACAAGGGAAGCTCATTTTTAGACCTCTGCCCTTCAATGAACCGACTGCATCATCATCAGACATAAATCTCTCCTTAATACCTTGGAGGGGAGGAATTTTCATCCCCATTTACATTTAAAAATGTTAATATATCAATTACTTACAATAAAAAGAGCTATAGTAAATATTGCTTTCACCTACCCTCCAATCTATTTAACAATCAATCTCTCAATCTCTATTTTATATTTAGCCACTTCAAATAAATCTTCACAGCCTTGCAAATAATCTTGCTCATATTAGTCTTTTCCTCCACAGCAAGCTTCTTCACCTTAAATCTCATCTCATCATTAATCTTCAATAAAAAATATCTCTCCATTTAATTACCTCCTTTGCCTTTGTATCCTTAGATTTAATTTTGCTCATTAAAATAGAGCGGTTTGGAGTGGTGTTGAAACCATTCTTTGTGAGCATTTGTTCTTTTTGCTTTGTTCCTTTTTTAAAAACAAACTACTATAGACAGATTTAGCTAATGCATAGCTGAAGTTGACAGGGACTGCATTTCCAATCATTTTATATCCATCAGAAATACTGTTATAATAAAAAATAAAATCATCAGGAAAAGTTTGGACTCTTGCGCACTCTCTTACAGATAGCCTTCTGTATAATTTTTCTTTTCCTCGAAAAAAAACCCTTTCGTCTTGCCCCACAAGAACCATTTTAGGTGCTTGTGGGTGAATAGGAGCGTGCCTACCTCCAGCTTGAATTGTAAATGAAGGCTCATCCCATGCTCTTACTCTATTCCTTGACATATATATGGTAGAAAAACCCCCAACCATATATTCATGGTTATGAACTGAGCAATTTTTGCCATTTGTTTTATTTTTTAATATCGCTGGCGTGGCATTTTTTCTTAAATCCCAAATTGAATCTTTAAGAGTTGGATAATTTAAGTTTTCCTTTGGAAAGCTAAATTCAACTCGCAAATCTTTTCTAAATCCAATAAATATTACTCTTTTCCTGTCCTGTGGAACATTAAAGTATTTTGCATTTAATAATTTAAAGTAAACATGATAACCGAAATCTTCAAATGAACTTATGATATTGCTTAAAGCTACTCTATGTTTAGCTGCTAACATTCCAGAAACATTTTCCGCTAAAAAGAAATACGGTTTTTTGTCTTTTAATATTCTTATAAAGTCATAAAATAATTTGCCTCTTGAATCATTTATACCTCTTTGAGCTCCAGCTTCACTCCAACTTTGGCAAGGAGGTCCTCCTATAATGCCAATGCACGGAGGAATTTCATTTAAAGGGATATCTGAAATGCTTCTTTGATCAAGTTCTGTATTTACATGGTTTTTCTTAAATGTCTCCCATATAGCTTTGTCAAACTCATTAGCCCAAATAAATTCAAAGCCTGCTTTCTGGAAGCCTATGTCTAACCCACCACATCCAGAAAACAATGAAATTATTTTTTTATTAAGTTTCTTCATTAATTATTTTAGAAATTGATTGTATGGTCTGATTGAGGAGATTTAATCAATAGCATGCTTTTTTTTATAGTTATCTTTCCTTTTCTATCATTAGAAAATAGACCGTTTTTCTATCCGCAGGCAATACATCTATTGTCCTTATTATAATACTTATCGTTCTTATTGTCAAGAACTATTTGCATTAAGTTTAAAAACATGTAGTGCAGCAACAAACTTCCTCATAAATCGCTCAAAAAAATCCAAAAATCTCCAACCCAAGTTTACGTAACTCCAAAAATCAACCTCCTTTAAATAAAAAAAGATTTCACTAAAACTACCCTATTTTCAACACCCTAACAAAACCACCCTAAACAAAAACAAAAATAATCCTTGACAACCACTTCACATCCTGTTACTCATTAAATATATTCACTTCGTTCATATTCGTTTACGCAGCGTAGTTCAAAGCGGAGCAAGTAAACCCTCATGAACGAGCTTAATCTTTTGACCTTTTAAGGAGGAATAGTCGTTTCTTAGAAACTCCTACCTAAAACCGCTAAAAACCATAGCAAAATCTTAACCACTTTCTTTTAAAACCCCAAAACATATTAACATATCGCTAAAACGTATCAAACCCGTATCGCAAACGTATCCAAACGTAGCAAGACGCTTCAAGACGTATCACAATGGTCGCTGGCTCTATCAACATTCCTTGACACCCTTGCCTTCCTTAAACGTATCAAGACGTATCAGAACGTATCGAAACGTATCGGCTTTTACGGAGATTTCTGAACGAGAAAGAGCTTTTAGGCGAAAATTGCTGACAGAAACGGGCTTTTAGGGGGATTTTGTGAGAGGGGAGTTGATATTGAAAGTTTCCTCCCCACTCCCCCCGTACCCCACCTTAAACGTTTGATTTTATAGGTTTTATGAGGTTTATTCTGTTTCTGGTATGCCTTGCGGATTATCCTGTTTGCGGAGTTTAGCTATCATGTCTAAAGCTTTTGATTTTATGTCGTTTATTTGATTTAGTTGGATATTGACGTTATCTGTTGGCCTGTCTGTTTCGATAGCAAGGATTTTGTTAGCAACCTGCAGTGAATACGCTGTATTATTGAGGCTTGCGCTTTTAAGTTTATCAGTGTCAAGTAATTCAAGCAATAATCTATGATTAACTCTCTTAACAGTATCCACATAATTTTGTTCCACATAATCAATTGCACCTGTTTTCTCAAATAGCCGTTTTAACCCGTTTAAACGCTGTTCAATCGCTTGTGCACTTACATGATATACTTTGCCTATGTCAGCGTATGTCATACCATTTATGAAGCGCATTTTAACTACTTTATTAATATCTATTTTCTCAATCTTTTTTTCAATAGCTGTAGCCATGTCTCAATCAATACCACGTCCAACCTTTCATGTCAAGTTAAATTATACATTATTGCCGCAGTAACGACAATTCTGCCACACCATGCATAACTTACTGATAAACAATAACTAATCTCATTTACTGCGGCAAAATGCCACACTTAAAATCTATGGCATGATTATTTATTATTCAAACATTAATAAATTCAATAGGTTATCGTATGGCATAAGACTTGCTCTATATTATAGATAAACAATCGGGAGGGCAAGCGCAGCACGCTAAAAATTATGGACAAGAAAACAAATGCTTGGTATCGAAACCACTAACGTGAACCCCAATAAGGGTAGAACCAAGCACTGGAAGGTTATTTTATTAGAAACCATTATCTATATTAATAGATGCTAACAGCGATAGCAGAGGAGTGAAAACTATGAATTACATTAAAAAATTAGAGATTGAAAACAGGATATTAAAACAGGGGAACAATGAGTTGCGGCGTTATTTGAACAGTGAAAAGTTTTGGGAAGATAACAGAGTAAATGTAAATGATATATTTTTAAGAATGGACGAAACATCTCAGTTAATAGATGAAACCATTAATTGCTATTCTTAATCCTTTAACCGCTATCGCTATTAGTGTTTATTAATAACCTATTTAATAGAAGGGAGGGAAAATGAAGCAAAGGTTGTATCGCAGAATACAAGCAGCAAGGTTGCGTAAATACTTGCGCAACCTAAAATATTGCAGGAGGTTAAAACGCTATGCAAGAAAATTTTAAGAAAGCAAAAACCAAGCAAGCAGTTACATCTTTATATATATATTATTCTTTAAAATACATGAATACCAAAAAAATTCAATTATTGGAAAGTATTTACATTTCTAAACTAAAAACATTTTAAACGGAGGTTGAACCTATGAGACAAAGAAGCACAAGCCCAAAAACAGTAGAAGCACGGCTAAAAGCACAAAATAGTAATTTTCAGGATTATTATAACGGCAGATTAGAAGCTTATTCTAATGACTTAGAAGAAACAAAAATTGATATTATGAACACTTTCAGTTTGTCGGTCTTTACATTTAATCAGTTATACGATAAACACATTTTAAACGC